GAGTACAGATTACCACGAGTGTAATCATAATCTTTCTTGAGTTGTTCTGTAGGACCAGTTATGTTAGCAAGTTGTTCTTTCCTAGGGGCACAACCCCCTTCGGGTATAATAGAAGTCTCTACATCGAGAGCTTTCTCTATACCATCAAACTTACTCGTCTTGTCCTGTTGTTGGGTTCCTTGACTTGCCATCAGTAAATTCAGCGTATAGTTCATTAAATCCAAAGTCATCACCGACCTCAACCAGTGCATGATCATCAGCATCTATCTTAAGGATATTGCTATTAATAGCATGTCCAGCAATAGTGCTGTTGTTCCATCCACGATTGACGTGCCATGTACTTCCTACTACTCTGGTGACATGCATCACCTCGGTACCAATTTGTATCTCATCTCCAACGACAGCAGCAGAAGAATCAGTAATGGAGATAATACCATCATTGATATCCATTGCAGCAGAAAGAGTTGTGATAGCGTTAGCATCTCTATCAACAAGTGATGCTGGTGTAGCAGTATACCTGACTTCTCTTGGAGCAGTAGCAACTGCCTCTGTAGAGTAATCGACGATTGCCTTCTTGATAACAGCGTCAGTAGACTGAACAGGACCATACAGATATGTCTTAGCAACAAACTGTAAGGTATAGACCAGAGTCCTACGTGTATCATAATCACCTTCATACTGATCATCGTAAGCAACGTTAGTCAGCGTGACAGGATAATCTCTCTTCTCTCCCAGAGAAGGAATCAAGTTCATTGTTATATTAAAACTTGGTTGGAAGAATGGGAGAATTTGCTCAAGAATCTGGAGAGAATCATCCTGGTTCTTGGCAAGGATTGCCAACTCAAAAGATACATTATATGGTATTGGCATGAAACCCTTACTAGTTGTACTACCATCAGTCTTTCTTATGTACTGAGTGGGAGAAACCTTTCGGGTTGCATCATATGAGATACCAACTATCTCAAATGAAATTCTTGGTAGTGTGATCTGTACTTGATCTTTAGTAGATAGATCTCCTACTTGACGTAACCTAGCAAGAAACTTTTGCTTAGGACCATAGGCAAGGGGTACTTTCATCACTTCAGTCTTAGCTCCTGAAGTACGACGAAGCTCAATATTATTAAACAGTGTACCGAAACCGACAACTGTCTTTTTGATTATCTCATGATAACTGTACGTACCTAACATTAGATGCTACTCCCCTTGTTTCCAAACTCACCAAAGGGGTTACCTTGGGTGAAATCAATGATTCCATCTGCTTGCGTTTCGAACGTAGCATTGGCATCAAACTCACTATTAACATTATTTATGGTATTGTATGTCGATGTAGTCCATGCAGCACCGCTAGACTGCCCTGTGAGCGTCTCAGGGACGGTAAAGATACCTGTACGGTTATAAACCTGTAATTGGTTATTTCCAGCGTCAAAGGACTTAACTTCAGCAGATACATTAGATGTACCACCAGTGATAGTTTCTCCAACTGTGTATGTACCAGTACCACCTGCAACTAGGTTGACAGTGATAGCATTGGCAAAGTTGGCTTCTATCGCATCTACAGCAGCAACACCTGTATCTATATCCTCGTCGCTGTATTCGAACAACTCACAGCGTAGTCCCCATACATATTGCTCACCTAATGTATAGAAAGGAACTTCGTGCTCTACGAATTGTATCTCAAATGTTTTATTAGCTAGTGGTAAATGAATTAGATCACCCTCATTAGGTCTACCTTCTACAATGAGTTGTGCATTATCATCTACTGCTGCTGTGAACCTGCGTTTTGATATAACGAAGGTAACTTGGTCCTGAATTCTGACTCCAAACTTAGAGAAAATATCGCCGTCACCCCTAAAACCACCAGCATCCTCAATATACACTTCCACCTCAAAGGCACCTGTGAATTTTGATAGGGTGTCTTCTCCAAAAACTCCATCCTCCTTTACTAATGTTCTGGGAATGTAATAAACATTCTTCCCAAACATCTTAATCTGTTCATCTACAAGATCTTGGGCAAGACCTTGTTCTCCAGCAGTACCTTGTGTGAAATAAGTATTAAGTGCCATATCATCCTATCATGTCCAGTGGTGGTGTTTCCCAAGTCGTACGTAACTGTTCGTCAAGTGTCTTGAGTTCTTCGATAGCATCGTTATAAATCATCTCTCCATTGAGAGTAACTCCACCTGGCATCTGTACATTCTGGAACTTGGTCATGTTCTGACCCCACTGTTTCTTAATCCTTGCTGAGACATAATCTTTTAACCACATCTGATTATAGATCTCTGTCCATGTAGTAGGATCAAGTGCCCTCCAACATTTGATAACGATGTACTGATCTTCTAGAGAATCCTCTGTCCAATCAAAATCTATATGAAGTCTGTTTTGTACTGCTTGATATCTTACAGGTTTCATACCCTCAAGTATCCAGTCAATACTCTGTAGGTGAGACTGAATCATATAGTAGTGATAGAACTGTGTAGACGTAAAGTCATACAAGTCATTAAGTCTCATTTGATAACGAATATCAAACATGTTTCTTGTACCTTTATCAGTAAAGGCAAAGAGACCTTCTATCGCTAGTACATGATCTGGTATAGAAAGGAAGTTTGTTTGCTCACCCCATTGTGTTGTATTATCTACACCAACACTATTAGAGTATGCCTTACCAGCAGTAATCTCATCAGCAGTAAATTTATGCTTTAAATATACTCTCTCAGCACCATCATAATGATACTGTTGGAACTTCTGAATACCATAATCTATTGCGTCATCAACTTGATCGTCTGACACATTAATTTCTAATACTGGTTTACCGAGTCTACGGAGACAGTATTCTTTTAATTCAGATTTTGAGGTTGGGATTGCCATTTAATTAACGTGATAGAGCGGCGAGTGCAGCCTTAAGTTGTGCAACAGTTGTTACAGAAGCGTCATTACCAATAGCATTTAATTCAGTATAGAGATCATCGATATCACTATCATTGGTGGTTGCCTGTGTACCTTGTGCAGCAGTTGCATATGCAGTAGAGGCAGTGGTAGCAGCAGATCCAAGTCCAAGAGTTGTCCTTGCAGCAGCAGCGTCTGCGTCATCTACGAGAGTTGCACCATATGCACTAACAGCAGAGGATGCAAGTTTTGTTTCTACAGCAGTCTCAAGGTCTTGTAATGCACCCTTAGTAGTTTCATTGTCAGCAATAGTTGTGCCAGTGAAAGTGCCAAGGTTATCAGATGCAGCAGATACACCAGTCAATGTGATGAGGTGGTCTACATCTAAGTCTGCCTTAGAAGACTTGGTTATACTGAATACACCAGTACCTGAGTTGTATGAGAGATCTCCACCAGCAGATACAGCACCACGTGCTCTAGCATCTGTGTAGTATAGATTGCTTGATCCTTCAGATAGGTCATCGGTATCAGCAGCAGCAATTCTTGCGTCTGCCCTAGCATCTGTATAGTAAAGGTTAGATGACCCTTCAGAAACTGTATCAGTATCACCCTGAGTATATGTCAATACACCAGTGGTGGAATTGTATGCTAGTTGTGTGCTGTTCTCAGAGATAGCAGCTCTTGCTCTAGCAGTTGTATGATAGAGGTTAGAAGATCCTTCTGATACACCGTCAGTGTCAGGTGTAGTGTATGAAATAACACCAGTGCCACTGTTGTATGCTAAAGATCCACCAACACTGATATGACCACGAGTACGAGCAGCAGTGGTAAAGAGGTTAGTGCTGCCTTCAGTAATAGTATCAGAATTAATATCGGCTTGAGTAACAGATAGTGTATAAGTGTTTGCAGCATCGTCGTAAACCTTAGTAACACCAGTACCAGCGATGATAAGAGCATTTAACCTGTCATCTACACGCTCATCTGTATAGTATAGATTGCTTGATCCCTCTGCTACATCATCTGTATCATGGTTGGATAGAGATGCAATAGTAGTTGGAGTTGTGTATGAGTATACACCAGTGGAAGCATTATATGCTAGGTCTCCACCTACACCTAAATGTCCACGAGTTCTTGCAGCAGTAGTGAATAGATTTGTTGATCCTTCTGTTACATTGTCGGTATCAATATCAGACTGAGTAACGGAAAGAGTACCACTGCTGTGAGTAATACCAGTGCCATATGTAAAGTGTCCTCTAGTTCTTGCAGCAGTTGTGAATAGATT